GGATTTACTAGATCGGTGTTCCGGCCGTTTCTTACGTGTATCGACGGGGTTATATTTGAGAAACCATGCATCGTATTCGCGCGTTCCGCGCTTATTCTGCAATTTTTTGAACATATCCGATTTCTTGGTGCGAATATCGTCCAATGTCTCCTGTTTTCCATAGCAGTCAATCGAGAATCGTTTCAACACCCCTTTTTGCGCGAGCCGATTCTTCTGTTGGACGTCGAATAAAAACATCGACATACAAAGAATACGATCGCGTTGGTAATAGGGTTTATCAATATAATAAAACGCCAAATAATAGGTGAGCATAGTATCGATCGTTGCGACATTGATTGAAGCGCCTTGAACGTCGACCTTGTTATAACTTACACAGCCAAATGGGCGATAGATAAATGCAATCGTATCTTTACCTACCTTGATTTCGAGATTATAAGGGATAATTTCGCCCACCTCCTCGTGTTTGATGACCGTAATATCGCCAAACCCAGCGGCACTAAGACGCTCCGTCAAAATAGTGGCCGTTTTATCGGGCTCAATCGACAATACATCGAAATCGGGGGAGGGTTCGCGCTGCAACATTTTTTGCCGATCTTTAGGCATATATTTCAAATAAAGGCCGTTTGCATAGCCGCCGAAAAAAACGACGCCCAAATCGACAAAGGTATCGCGTGTCACGATATAGATCTTCTCCGAATCGTATTTCGCCGTATCCATTTTCCGCATGAAATCGATTTTATTACACTGGGCGTTATCCGTGGTAAATGGATGATGTTCATTTAGCAGGGTCAGACGTTTGAGCACCTTTTCCCAGCGCGACACGTCGCCCGCTGGACGCGATAGTTCCAAGAACATGTTCATTCTCAGGAAATTCGCGGGGGCGTATTTTATGCCCGCGATCGTGATCGCCTCTTTCGATATACTATCGAAAAGGGATTTAGGCAAGAGAGTGATGTCCGCCATCGGAATGAAATTAACGAACACCTTGTACGTCCCGTAATGCACACCCGCTTTCGCCTCGACGTCTTCATATCCCTTATCATAGAAAATATCCGCTAATTCTTTAGCGTCATCGAGCGCATTTGCGGAATAGAAATCATAATCCGGTATTTCGACATCGCGATCGTAGAATTGCGACTCTTTAGGTAATATATTGTTAATCGCCGTTCCACCATAACAAACGCATTTTTTACGAATGAGGAATTCCTCGACAATGGAAATCATGCGGTCAATTTCCGGACCATTTATTTTCTTCGCTTCCGCAATCGCTTCACTCTCGTCTACTTGGTGACGCAATATGGCGAGCTCACAATCATGAAAACTCATGTCGTTTTCACATAATTCCGTATTAAATTTGTGCGCGGCGGGCATATATAACCTATATGGATATTTTGTCCCGGCCGCTAGTCTATATGCGCACCTCTATATCACTAAATATTTATAAATTATTGCATTAGGAGGCGTTCGAACTATTCATTTTATATAATTTCAATACATTAGACATAGGAGTAATGGCGTATCCAGCTTTATTAAACAAGGCTTCATAATTACCCAGACCTGCATCATTCAAATAAAATCGATATAAGATTATATTAATACCGTGATCGAGATAAAAGGATTGAGGCGTTGGATTTATAAACTTGGAGTTGTCTATATTTGGGGTGGAAACGGTAACGGCATTGAATCCTCCGAAAAAATTCACTGTGGTGTCGTCATCATTTGCATGAGGGGGGGTTAATTGACTGTTTATTACCGTACTATAAGTATAAGTCATTAACGAATCCCCACCGGCAACCATATTTACTTGTCTTGATAAATTATAACACACTTTATTACTGGATGAAAAGGATTCAGACACTGTATTATTCACGCTCATACTATCAGTCGAAGACAAGTCGGTATAAGAAGATGAGAGACTACAATCGGGGTATTTACTGTAATCCGGTGCAACCGTTTTATCAATAACAAGTATAACTTTGCCCATTAAATCACTCAAACGCGTCTTTGGAGTCACCGGATCTTTGTACATATTATAAGACAACTTGCTAGAGACAGCCATTGAGATCATTTTAAAAATATCTTGGTTATTCGATTTAATACGCAATTGAATAAATAACGGGTCGCCTTGATTTGGAACTTTCCCACTGAATCCATTCGTCATGAGATGGCTAAATACATCAATCAATAGAATTTTATTGGAGGATCCGATTACATAATTTGGATCAGTAGAGGTCGCAACATACAAGGCGCCGTTCATCAAATATACCTCAAAATCGAGGAATCGGCACCCGCGCGACAAGACATAATCGATTGCATCTAAGCTTACAAATTGACCACTACATGCTGAGTTATAAGAACCCTTTATTACATACTGTATTAAAGTGTTTTGTGTTTGGCTAGCAGTAGCAATTTTTACAGGATCTCTAACCACAACACTACTCAATTCGGCTTCTGGCGTTGTAAATATACCAAACCCTTCGACCACTCTATTCGAAATATTACCGGGATTACTCCCATTCAATGCTTTCGCAAACATCTGCTGTTTTTGATATAGACGATATACAATATATGTTGTTAATAGGATAATTACCAATATCAATAATTTTCGGAACAAATCCATATAATATATAGTGGGTATAAAATAAGATAAACATTTTTAATATATCTTATAATATTAAATGGCGGGTGGACTCCTGAATATCGTAAGCGAAGGAACGGCGAATGTGATGTTAACGGGCAATCCGACGAAAACGTTTTTCAGTGTAACGTATTCTAAATATACGAATTTCGGTCTGCAAAAGTTTAGGATCGATTATGAGGGGGCGCGGGACTTAAGACCCACCGAAGAATCCACTTTCACATTCAAAATGAAGCGGTATGGTGATCTTCTCATGGATACGTACCTAGTCGTCAATTTGCCCGACATATGGAGTCCTATTTATCACCCATGTGCAGATAATAGTTATAATTGGGCACCATACGAATTCCGCTGGATACGTAATATTGGCGCTTATATGATAAAACAGATCGAGATTACATGTGGGTCACAAGTAATACAGCGTTACACTGGCGAATATTTAGCCGCAATGATCGAGCGCGATTTCAATAGTGATAAAAAAGACCTGTTTAATCGAATGTCGGGCAATACACCTGAACTGAATGACCCTGCATCAACAAATCGACATACAAACTCTTATCCGGGTGCCTATTTTAGTGGTAATGTCGCAGGTGAGGAGCCGTCGATACGCGGCAAAACCCTGTATATTCCAATTAATACGTGGTTCACACTCGATAGTCGGTGTGCATTCCCGCTAATATCTCTGCAATACAATGAATTGATAATCAATGTGACTATGCGATCCACACAAGAACTGTTCCAGGTGCGCGACGTATTTGACTCGGTAAACTATTTTCCTTATGTCGCCCCTGACTATAATCAGGAGAGATTCCGAATGTACCGATTTTTACAGACACCACCGGCTATTCGCATTGATACAGCGGCTTATCAAAATACGAATCCGATATGGAATGCTGATATCCATCTCATGTCGACCTATTGTTTTTTATCGAAAGACGAATCGAAACTATTTGCCGCCCAAGATCAGGTCTATTTAGTCAAAGACGTTTTCCAATACACATTCCCGAATGTGACTGGGAGTTCGCGCGTCAAATTGCAGTCGAGTGGAATGGTGGCGAATTGGATGATGTATTTGCAGCGGAACGACGTGAATTTGCGCAATGAATGGGATAATTATACGAATTGGCCGTATATGATGCTACCTCAAGGTTTAATAAATGCACCACAGGGTCTACCCCCGGGCATCAATGACGGGATCGATCCGACAGATCCCAATTATTTGAATTATGGACCATTTGTGAACCCGAATGGGATATCGACGGGTTATTACATTACTGGACCTTATTCGGTAGACAATCAACGCAATATCTTGGAAACGATGGGCATTTTACTCGACGGCGATTATCGCGAAAACGTCTTGGATAGTGGGGTGTATAATTACATGGAAAAGTACGTTCGTACTCCGGGATCAGGGAAAGACGGATTGTATTGTTATAACTTTTGTCTAAATACGAGTCCGTTTGAATATCAACCATCGGGAGCGATTAATTTGAGTCGATTCAAAAATATTGAGCTTGAAATAACAACTTTTGTTCCTGTAGTGAATCCGATGAATGCATATTTCAATGTGATTTGTGGTACGGATGGTACACCG